GAAATCTTCGACTTCGAGATCGTCGGCAGCTTCGCTTCGGTCAGCGAGGGGATGCGGTCGATGTGGAAGGCACCAGAACCGATCTTGTCAGCAGGGAGCGAAGGAATATCTGCAACAGCAGGGGTCCAGTTGATGTCCTTGAAACGGGCATCAGCCACGTTCTTCAGGTACACGTCCGCACGACGCGAAACACGGAGATCGTCGAGCCGCTGGGTATTGACGACCGTGATCGGAGCCGGAGCGAACATCGGAGACGTATCGCTCGCGTAGATCAAGTCCGCATTGTAGTAGATGCCGATACCAGGTACATGGTTATTATTATTATCAGTATCCTTACGCAGGAACATCTGATCAGATGCGAAATGGTACGAGGCACCACCTACACCGCCGCCGCGAAGCATGAAGCAGTAGCCCATGCTCTGCATGACACGGAAGCAATCGGCAAGCAGGATGGTGTAGGCGCTGGTGTTCTCGTAGAGCATCTCCACGTAGGATGCACCACCCCAGCCGCCAAAGTTGCCCATCCAGTGGAGCATGAGCGAGCCCTTGTGGGTCGCCGTGTTCCAGTCGTCCGGCCCGCGCTCGCTATACGTGCGCCAGATCTTGATGGTGCGGAGGAGATTCTGGTTACCTCCAGCGATAATGACGGGGTAATACTTATCCGAATCCCCGTATACGATAATATCTACAGTATACGGAAGACCGTGATCGCTGATGGTGAGCTTCTTGGCCAGTTCGGTGGTCACGTCAGCCGCAACAGCCTTGCTAGCAAGCTGTGCAGACAGATCGGTGATCTTCGAGATATCGAGTACAGGAATCTTTGCTGCCGTCAGCGTCGGAATAGATGCTTCCGGCCACTGACCCGTCGTCGAGATCTTGCTCTTGCTGATAGTCGGAAGATCCGTCTCAGCAAAGGTGCCAGCCGTGGCAATCTTCGACTTGGAGATGGTCGGAAGATCTGTCTCGGCAAAGGTACCGGCCGTTGCGATCTTACCCTTGGAAATCGTAGGCAGGTCGCTCTCTGCGAACGTGCCAGTCCCCGAGATCTTGCCCTTGGAGATGGTAGGCAGGTCCGTTTCAGCAAATGTGCCGGAATTGCTGATCTTGCTCTTGGGTAGAGTCGGAATTAGAGCTTCGCCGAAAGTGCCGGAAGTGATCTTGCTGGCAGGCAGCGCCGGGATGTCGGCGACGACCGGCGTCCAGTCGATGGCCTTGAAGACCTGGGCGGCTCCGGTCTTCGTGTACACGTCCGCCGAATTGGCCTTGGCATCGAGCTTGATGTCCATCTCGGCGGTGGTGTACAGCGAAGGCTTGCCACTCACCTCCGTCCACGTCGGGACGTAGGAGGCAGCCTTGAAGGCCAGGTTGGCAGCCGCCTTCGTGTAGACATTGGCAGCATCAGCCTTCAGGTTGAGAGCCGTGTCCACATCGGAGGCGTTCGCCTTGACTGACAGGAGCGAGTCCGAAGCCGTGATGCCGTAGCCGGACAGGGCGGTAGGCCGACCAGTGACCTTGCCCCAAGCAAGGTTGGACGCTGCATCGAGGATGGCGTTGGCGCCGATCTTCGGCGTCCCGGTGAACACCGGATTGTTGATGGGGGCCTTGAGCCCGATGTTCGTTTCGGCGGTATCTACACGCCCCTTGAGGGCGTTGAAATCCGTCGAGCCAACCTTGTCGGTCAGCGTCGCTTCCGCAGTCCCGAGACGGGTGCCATGGTTGGTGAGGGTGCCTTCCGCCGTGCCAAGACGGGTATTCAGGCCATCCGTCACTGTGGTGGAGGCCTTGCCTGCGAGTGCCGTGGTGAGGCCCGTAACCTCGGCCACAGTCGGCACCCAATCAGCGGCTTTCTTCAGGTCGAGGGCGCTCTGGAGTCCGGACACATTGGCGATGTCCGACGGGAAGATGGTGGGCTTCTGATCGATGAGCCCCCAATCCGTGGGGCGCTTGTTGCTGAGGCGCAGGTCGTTTGCCCGGACAGGCTTGCCCGAATTGGTCTCGCCATCCGTGGCGTAGTCGATGTCGATGGAGACACCGGTACGCTTCAGGCCCGAGCCGACCGTGATGTCCTGAGCCGAAGGGAACCACTCGAAGGTGATCTCATCGACGCCCAGATCCACGGGACGAGTGGGAGCCGTCACCCACCAGACGGTATTGGCTTCGGTGCCGTCCGAGATGACGAACATATCGCCACCCTTCAGCTCGCCGTCCTCATCCGCCTGCGGAATGCGGGTCATCGGCGTGCTGGCACCATTCCAGGTGTAGGGGCCGTTCTGCTTCTTGTCGGTCTGACCGATGAGCAGAACCTTGTCCCCAGCCGTCAAAGCCTTGCCGTCGAGCGTGGTACCCGGAGCGCCAACGTTCACGTTGGTCTTGACCAGTACCCGACAGGAAAGCTTGAGCACCAGGCCACTGGAAACCGAATCTACCTTTTGATTCAGATTGTTGAAATCCGTGACCGTGGCGCGAGAACCCAGCTCGGTGGAGAGGTTGGGAATCTCCGCAATGGTCGGAACCCAGTTCGCCGCTTTCTTGCCATCCAGAGCAGTCTGGAGACCGGAGACGTTGGCGATGTTGCTGGGGAAGACGGTCGGCTTACCCGTAATTTCGGTATACGTCGGAACGTAGCCGATAGGCTTGTAGCGACCATCCGCAGTCGTCTTGGTATACACGTCAACCGAGTTGGCCTTGTTGGGGAGCGTCGTCTCCACCGTACCGAGGCGGGTGTTGATTCCGGTGACGGTAGAATTATCCGCCTTGGTTCCAAGGAGGTTGTCGGCAGCGGTCTTGGTATAGACATCTGCCGCATTGGCCTTGGTGGCGAGAGTCGTCTCGGCAGTACCGAGGCGAGTCTCGATTCCCGTCACCACAGAGACGGTGGCTTTGGCGGCAAGTGCCGTATCCATCTCGTTCTTGGTGTAGACCGAAACCTTGTCAGCCTTATCACCGAGAGCAGCCGTCACCGTATCGGCATTGATCTTCTTCGCCAGCTCAATGCCGTAGGCGGATAGATCGACTTCTACCGTCCCAAGACGAGAGTCGAGGCCATCAGTGATTTCCTTGTCCGCCTTGGTGTTGATGGTATTTTCGCTGATGGCCACACGTTCCTCCAGGGAACTGAACGACTGCTTCCGAACGGTGTCCTGCAATTCGACTTCCGTGGTGGCGACACGGCTCTCCACCAAGGCAAAATCGGCCGTGCTGACCTTGGCCTCCAGGAGGTTGTCCACCTGGTCCACGTCATAGAGATTCGGCTTGTTCAGGACCTTCGTGTTCCAGTCCACAGGGATCTCAAGCTGGGTATCGAGCTCCCAGCCAAGGTCCGTCTTCCGGTACACGTCACCCGTGCCGGGATCGAGAGTGAAGTCCCCCTTCCGTCCGTAAGAAGGAAGGGGCATACCCGGCATCACGTCCCAGACGGTGCCAGGAGTGCCACCAGGTCCCGTCGGCCCAGTAGGACCAATGCCGCCGACAGGTCCCGGAGGACCACGGGGACCCGTATCACCCTGGGGTCCGGGAGGTCCACGTTCACCCTGCGGACCTGTGTCGCCACGGGCACCCGGAGGACCAGACGGTCCGGGAGGACCCGGAGGTCCCTGCGGACCCGGATCACCCTTCTCACCCGGCTCTCCGGTGTCGCCCTTCGGACCGGGCACGCCCTGCGCACCAGCAACGCCGGTCTCGCCCTTGGGGCCAGCGAACCCCCTCGGGCCACGAGGACCTTGCGGTCCCGCGTCGCCCTTGGGGAAGGTCAACGTGATCGGATCGTCGAGCTCGAAATCGCTCACTGGGTCACCCCGTCGAGGATGTTCATGCGAACCGGGTTGGAACGACGCTTCTGGATTCCATCGCTATGCGAGAAAAGCACGTCGAAAGCTGCCGGTCCGACGGGCCACTCGGAGGTGTCTCCGGTGAACTCGAACAGGAGCTCGACGCACTTGTTGGCGTCTCGCCACGTCACGGGGATGTCCGCGATGAAACCAGCGGGGCCGAGGTTGTCCAGACGACGAAGCTGGCAGGTGGGGGTGTAATCCTTCAGTGCCCCCTCCTGCACCTTCGGAGGAAGTTCCATGATGAAGCGGAGAGTCTGCCCACGGCGAAATTCCTTGGGCAGGATCTCCTCTTCCGCCAGACCGAGCACGTTCTTGCTCATGCACATTTCTCCTGAATCGTCCGATACAGCACATCTTCCGTGCAGTCGTTCGGAATCTCGATATCGTTAGCCCAGGTGGGCCAGAAGATTGAGAATGTACCACCCAAGTGTACCTCGTCGTGCATAATATCAGGGTGGTCCTGCCACTGCACAGCTTTCACTAAATGCTTGTTTGCCCACAAAATCGCTTCGGCATCGTCGCGGATCAGGTGGTACTGGGCGTCGTGGATGTGGGCACAGGGCTTGATGTCAAGCCGGTAGGGCCCACTCCGTACCTTCGTCATGAACTCGACAGAGGCCCGGTTGGTGAGCAGGCACCAAGACTGCCCCAGCGCATTGCCAGCGGTTCGACCTTCCGCCTCGGCCTCGTAGGGGGTCTTGCTAGTACCTCTTACCACTTGCGCGAGCAGAGGGGTACGGATCCGGAGTCCAAAGGCGGCGGTGATGAAGCCGTCCTTGGCTGCCTGGTCGAGCTTCTCCTGGACCCACTTGTCCGAAACTGCGTAGAGGATGTGGTAGCTGGCCTCGATCTTCTTGGCGAGCTCCTCGGAGAAGCCACAGTTCTTGACGAGGGTACGCCAGGTGCCCTGGTAGGTCAGGGCGAAGGTCGGAGATTTACCGTCCTGGCGCAATTTCTTGTATAGCTTCGCAATCGAATTGATGGACTCGACGCTGGTGGGATCGATGTCCGGCATCTGGTCCCCGAAGTAGGCGTAGGCCCGGAGACAGTGCCCGTCGTAGCCATCGGTGTAGACCTTCAGCTTGTTCGGGTCCTTGGTGGTCAAGGCCGAAATGCGGTCTTCCAGCGAGGCGAAGTCCAGCCCGCAGAGCAACCAGCCCGGAGGAGCCTCGAAGCAGCTCTTGATGAGCTTCCCGAGGTTCAGCTTCCCCTTGTCGCAGTACTTTCTGAGCTCGGGGAAGAGCTGGAGGATGATCTCCTGGAGCACCATTTCGGTGTTGGCCGGGAGATTCTGGAGGTTGGGGTTGGAGCTCGACATGCGACCGGAGACGGTGCCGCCGAGCTTGAAGCTGCCGACGAGGTAGTGCCACCCGTCGGGGCCTTCCATCGCCTCCTCGAAGGCAGGGATGAAGGCGGTCAGCAGCTTGTCCACGGCGCTGTAGTCGAGCAGGCCCTGGATGAAGTCCTTCACCTCCTGGTTGGGAGCGTGATTGATCAGCTTCTCCAGGGTGTCAGCGCCGGTCGCCGGGAGCTTCGAGTCGGTCAGGTCGAGGACAGGAAGCCCGACCATCTCGTACAGGAGCTCTTGGAGCTGAGGCGGAGAACGCGGGTTGAAGTTGACCTTCTGCGTTTCCGCGTCGTCCATGGAAATTCGTTTTGTCTTTAGTTCCGAATTCCGCTTGGCGACGTGCTTCTCTCGAAGCTGGTGGGTGTACTGTTTGGCAATCGAGGTCTGCCCGATGCGCTGGAGAGCGTCCTGCTCGATGGCTTCGAGGTAGCCCTTCACCTGCTTGACCCGCTTCATGTTCAGCGGGAGGCCGGTGAGCTGCATCTGGATGATGTCCCAGACGCTGGGCTTGAACAGGCTCTCGTAGATCAGGAACTGCTGGTCATCGACCATGCGGTCCCAGTGCTTCTCGTAGACGTACCAGGTGGACAGGCCGTCCACGAGGTTGTAGCGGAGGAGCTTGTCGAGAGGAATCTTGGTGATGTCCTCAATATCGCTTTGTGCGTAGTTCCCCGCGTACTCCTGAGCCTGGTCCTTCAACGAGAGCTTGTTGCCCGCACACGAATTTGTGGCCAAATACGTGATGAGCATCGTGTCTTCGTAGTTCCTGAGCATGATGCCCAGGCCAGCCAACAGACCTTCCGTGTCGAGCACGTCGGTCATGAAGAGCTGGTACACCAGGTCGTACACGTCGTAGCTGGCACCGTGGTAGATGGCCCGGCGCAGGTAGACGCGGAAGAAGTCCTTGAGGAGCTGGCGGACCGGCTCGTTGCGGACCTGCTTGCCGAAGGGTGCCTGGGTGGCCCCCACGATGGGCATGTAGTCCACCGGGAAAGCGATGCCTTCGTGCTTGTTCCAGCAGAAGGTGATCGTGCCGATGCCAGCCTTGTGGTGCTTGAGGCTGAACGCCTCGATGTCGATGGACAGGTCACAGTCCATCGCCAGCAGCTTGGCCAACCACTCTTCGATTTCCTCAGTTGTCTGAGGATACTCCTCGAAGTGGATGATGCTGCTGCCGGGATCCTCGTAGGTGCCCGAGACGTGGGCCACGAGGGCGTTCATGCCCTGGGCGATCTTCTTCCGGGTCTTCTCCGGGTCGTAGAAGATCTGCCGGTAGTTGGGGACGTAGACCACCTTCCACGGACCGTAGAGGCAATCCTTGACGTACCCGAGGTTTGTCTCGGCCTTGGCGTCACCGGTCAAGACCTTGTAGTAGCCCGCATCGGCCACCACCAGGTACTTCGTTTCACTATCCAAGGACAGAGACGGGACCAGCTCCTCCGTGACGAACTGCTTCATCTGGGACACCGTGGTCTTCTTGCCGTTGAGGAAGAGCTCGTGAACGAGCGCCTCGTGGGCAGGGATACCGAAGGCATCCAAGTATTCCTTCCGGATCTCGTTGGAACGGATCTGAGGAACCAGGAAGACAAGCGGGTAGCCGTCCTCCTGTGAAAACGTCAGGGAGCGCATTTTGTTCCTTTGTTCTAATAGAGAAGCCGAACCGCGCAGTACGAGCTGATCTTCTCCCGAACCTTCTCCCACTGACGAAGGGCTCGGGGGTCGTCTTGCAGGGTCCAGGCTACCTCTGCGGTGCGGTCGAGCGCAGCCAGGGTGGGCTCCAAGGCGACAACCCCTTCGGGCATCGCATTGCGCACATCCTGGTCCGTCTCGCAAGGCTGGAGGAGCTTGAAGAGGAATTGACGGATTTGCTTATGATCGAATTCCACGTTGTGCCAGAGCTGGAGCAACAGTTCCATCTCGGCCATGAGGTCCAGGTGGAGGACGGGCAGCGGAATTCTCACCCTCTTGGGTCGAAGCTCCCGTTTCGAGAATCGTTCCTCGAACTGGAGCTGGCCGTAGTCGTTGCCGAGGTAGTGGAATCCGCTGGCGTACTTGCCGGAGAGCTCGTTGTTTCGCTCGATCAGCTTCTGGATGGCTGCCCCGTGGCGGCGGATCTCCGGCTCGAAGATCAGCCTGGCCAGGGTCGGGGCCCATTCCACATCTTTGCTCATCTCACGATTCCTCCGAATTTCGGGGCGAGCTTGCCATGCAGGACGACCCGCTGGCGAGCACGGGAAAAGGCGACGTAGAGAAGCCGAGCCGCCTGGGACGGATCACGGCAGGTGGACAGATCGGCCAGGTCGATGAACACCGTGTCGTAGGTGCTGCCCTGGGCCTTGTGGACCGTGGCGGCGTCACGGGGGCGGAGGTCCGGGTAGTTGTTCTTGAGGTGGTAGTACTTCACCCAGTTCTTCGTGCGGGCGTAGTGCTTCACCAGCTTGACGAAGTGGTCGCGGTCCACGGGAACCGGGACACCCTCGAACGTCTTGTGGACGCCCTTCAGGGTGCAGTAGCGAACTTCCAGCTTCACCGGGTCCTGGCCCTTCAGGTGCTCGATGGTGATGAAGTCGGAGTCCTCGCTGACGCTCGTGACCTCGAATTCGTCTTCCACCGACATCATCCCGGTCTTGAGGGCGATGGCGGAGTTGTTGATCACCATCTCCCCGACGGCGAAGAACTCCGGGAGCTCTCGCAGGGCGCGGATGTAGTTGTTGTACATCATCACCCGCTGGTTGGTGTAGGCGAGGATTCGGTCCTGGTTGCCAGGGTTGGCGAAGTGCTCGGCTACCGCCTGCTCCATGGCGTCGTCGTCCAGAAGGTCGATGACCCCCGGAACCAGGCGAATGGGGCGGAACTGCTGCGTCTCGACCGTCTGGCGAAGCTGGTTGCAGATCGCCATGAGGGCGGGCTGGCCGCTGTTGCGCATCGGCTGGGTCAGCTCGTAGAACGGCAGGCCTTCCTTGTAGACCGGGCTCAGATCCTCGAACACGGGGGCGAGCTGGCAGTGGTCACCCACGTATACGATTTTGCAATTGAATGTGCCTTCGCGGATGAGCCGCAGAAGATGGCCGTCGATCATGGACGCTTCGTCCACGAAGATGACCTTGTTGTGGTGGACCTCCCAGTTCCGGCCCTTCTGCAGGGTGCTCCGGCCCGTATCGAAGTTCTCCTTCACGATGATGTTCAGGAAGGAATGGATGGTCGAAGTGGGGCGACGGGTAGCCTTGCCCAGCACCTCGGCGGCCTTGTTGGTGGTGGCGGTCATCGCCACCTCCTCGTAGACCGCAGGCATGTTCATGATCGAGCAGATCTCGTGGTAGCGGGGGAGGATGTTGTCGATGAGGTAGCCCATCAGGAAGGTCTTCCCCACGCCGCCCGGTCCGCTGATGTTCAGCTCCTTCTGCTCGGTATTCATCAGGAACTCGAAGAAGCCGTCGGCGGTCTTCTGCTGTCCCTCGTTCAACTGCCCAGTCGTGGCCACGGATTATTTCTCCTTTGTGTGGAAACCAGAAAAAAGAAGCCCCCTCCAAACAACCGGAGGGGGCTTCCTAGTCTCAGGGATGACGGGAGGATTACTCCCCGTCGTCGGTCCCGGTGCGGGGGTTGTTGGCCGCATCGAGGCAGCCCGCGCAGGTCTCGGTCCCGGTCAGGGACGGGGCCTCGTTGCAGGTGCCGCACATCGGATTCGGCGTGCCGTCGTCCTCGACGAACTCCGGTTCGACGTGGGGAATTTCGACCTGGGCCTCCTTGGCCTCGGCGGTCGCTTCCACGATGTCCTCGACCTCCACGTCTTCGAGCGTCTCGGTCTGGACCGGCTCCTCGACCACGACCTCGCCCTCGGCGGTGACCGTGGCGGGCAGGAGCTCGTTGTCCTCGGTGAGGACATGAAGCGAGGCTTCCTGGTCCTCGGTGAGCTCGACGGCGGCATCCTCGTCGCCTCCGGCTGCGCCTGCGGCGACGGGAGCCGCCTGGAGCATCACCGGCATGGGCGGGGGAGCAGCGACCAATGCCGGGGCCGTCTCGTGGTCGGCCTTGATGAGGCCCACCAGGTAGTCCTGTACCGAAATGCCCCTGCTGTACAGGTAGGTGGACAGCCAATCCTGCTGCTCCTCGGAGAGGGCGAGGAACACGCTCTCCATGAAGGAGCGGCGGGTGTCGGTCGGAGCCACGCCCGCTTCCTTCAGGCGGTCGGACACCGTGGCCGAGTGGCAGTGGAGGAGGCCAGCGATGGCCTTGATGCCGATGCCGACGTGGTTGAGGCGGAGAACATCCTGCTCCGCGACGCGATCCTGCTTCTTGACGTTGCCCATGGAATTCCTCGTTTGGGTGGGGGTGCTGGGTTGAACACCTCGCCATGGTGAATATCCGAACTTGTTCGTAAGTGCAAGCCGGAAACTAGGATTGGCCCTAAAAACGGGCAAGGGCCCCTCGGTCTTCCCGAGGGGCCCTTTGTCTACTTAGACCCAAACAAGGGTTTGAGGTCAGACCGTGCGAGGCTTCGAGGGGGTCAGCCGCTTCTTGCCGGGGAGTCCCGCCTCGCGGTCCTGGCGGCGCTGCTCCTTCTGGAGGTGGTTGGTGTCCAGCTCCTGGGTCTGGCGACGGCGGCGCTGGGCCGGGGTCTCCGGATCCGGGCCGTTGAGGTCGAGGGGCGGCATCTGAATCGTCTTGCGGGCCATGGTCTAGTCCTTCTTCTTGATGCGGGAGAGCACCATCTCGTAGATGGGCACAGCAAGCCCACCGGCAATGCTGTACCAGATGAGACGGGCCGAGAGGCTGTGGCCCATCTGTTCGGGGACCGGGAGGTCAAGGAAACCGAAGGCGAAGCCGGTCAGGAGCGGATGGAGGGCACGGGTCTTGTGCCAGGTGCCCCGCCATCCCTTCCGGCTCTTGCCGACGTAGGAGGCGATGATCTTCCCCACGATGGCCAACAGGGTGGACACGGCAATCATGGGTAGGAATAGAAACAGAATCTCTTCGATGGTCATGACAGGCTCACTTGGTGAGGAAGAGAGCCCGCTCGGCCTTCCGGCGCTTCACCAGCCCCGGCAGGACCTTGCCACCGGCACGAGTCCACTTCAGGAACTCCATGCCCGCGCCCTCGATGTCGCCCCGGAGGAACTTCTTCAGGAGCGTGCTGTCGCCAAGCCCTTCGGGCTTGTCGTCCAGGTCGATGTCGGTGCCGCAGTTGTAGGCGAAGGAGACCAGCGCAGCGAACTGGTTCTCCGTGACGGGATGGTCGCCGAGCAGATACTTGACGCCGTTCTCGTACTCGATGAGGTCGTGCTCCAGCATGACCTCGGCCTGGTGCTGGGTGATCTTCATCCCCGGCTTCACGTCCTCGGTGTGGCCGTAGCCGATGGTCCAGACACCAGCGGGGCACTTGTAGGCTTCGAGCCTGCAACCCTCGAACCGCTTGATCAGTTCGATTCCAGCCTTGTTCGTTCTCATCCTTTCCTCCGTGCCTCGATTTCGAGCTTGTTCCCCCAATACCAGCCGGTCCCGCGAACACGGGAAACCAGAGAATACCAGAAGTAGGCAGGGAGGAAGAACGGACCGTACTTGCAGTGCTGTTCAGCATGAACGAATTCATGCCGGTAGAGCTCAACGGTCCGTTCGGTATCGGAACGGAAGACGATGTAGGCCTGGGCAGGCGTGAAGGCAGTCTTGTCGTATTTGTGCATAAGGCGGTCAAGCCAACCGCCGACCGGAGGGATCCAGTCACCGCACACGTCTTGAGAGCACTTGGCAAGCCTGACCAAAAGCCAGGCTGCCAAGTTCATGGGGAGAGTCCAGAGGTACTGCCACATTAGCATTCTCCTCGGTAATCCCCCCTGGTGCTGCTCAGGCAGCCCGGAGCTTACGCTGGATGGGCTTCTTCTTCTCCTTGGTTCGGGCGTCCTTGACCTGACGCTCCATCTCGACGAGAGCCAACACCACGGAGTCCATCAGCTCCTTGTCCTTGGAGTCCATCCCGAAGTTGGCTGGGATCTTGATGTTGTGGCGCTTGAGGATCTCCCGACGAAGGCGGGAGGCCTTGGCGACCAAGGGCATCTGCTCTGCGACTTTCTCGTGGAGCTCGCGGGCGGAGCAGTTCTCTGTTCCACAACCCTTGCACTTGTTCATGGCTTGACCTCGATGAGCTCGATTCCGAGCTCCTTTGCGTACATGAAGATTCGCTCGTCTCGGTAGAATTCGCCGAAGACGATTCGCTTGATACCAGCGTTGGCGATGAGCTTGAAGCAGGGCCAGCAGGGCGAAGCGGTGATGTAGATGTCGGCCCCGTCGATGGAGGTACCGTTCCGGGCAGCCTGGACGATGGCGTTGGCTTCGGCGTGAGCCGTAGCAACGCAGTGGCCATTTTCCATCATATGGCCAATATCGTCGCAATGGGGGAGGCCTCGGATGCTTCCGTTGTAGCCGGTGGAGAGCACCGTTCGATCACGGACGATGACGGCGCCGACATGCTTCCGGTCGCAGGTCGCCCTGGAGGCGACGACGCGAGCCAGGGACATGAAATACTCGTCCCACGATGCCCGTTTAGGAGGATCCAGATCGTCGATGATGATGGTGATGGGCGGGGCCTTGGGCTTTTTGCGGGTGTTGGTCTTGGGTTTGTTCCAATCATGACGCTTGCAGGGCGTCTTGAGGTACCCGCTCAACTCGTGGCCGGATTTCACCGAAGGAGTGTTCTCAGCCGTGGCGTAGATACACCCACATTTCGATTTCAATGGAGCACCCGAAGATGGCCAGTACGGGGCGGGGTGTACTCGGCACCACCTTCGATGGCCTCGAACGACGGACGTTCGTCGAGGACTTTTTCCGGAGGAACGGTGAAGACGTTCTCTCGACCGGGGAGGCAATCGGGGTCGATGAACCCCACGTCTCCCTGCTGCGCCGCCCAGATGGTCTCCCAGGGGATGACGCAGTTGAAGTCTCGCTGGTTGAAGCTCAGGACCGTGTGGAGTGCGTCCTCCTTGAGCTCGATCAGCGTGCGGAAATTGTGAGAAAGGTTGAGGTAGACCTTGGGGTCCTGGAGAAGATGAGCGGGAAGATTGACCCCCGGACGGGTAGCATCGACGACGATGGTGAGCATCCCACGGTCGAGCATCGAACCGATCACGTCCCGCTTTTTCTGGTTGGCTGCGGCCTGCTTCTGCATTTCATCTCCCGATGAGTGCCGCGAGCTTCTCGGCACTGGATTTGACGAGCTCCTGGGCCTCTGACGGGTAGAGTTCCAGGAGACGGAGATACAAGCCGCCAAGAGCGACGGCCTGGATCATGGACGATTCCTTGACACCTCGCACCTTTACGTTTTTACGCCTAAATGCGAGATCTTTGCCAAGGAGATGGACCAGGCGTCTAGTTGACTCGCCAAGGATGATCTTCTCCTCTTCGGAGAGGAGATCGTCAAGACTGTCCTGGTTTGTGTTCACTTCTGCAAAGCCTCCCAGAGGAGACGGGCCGACTGGCGGGCATCCGCCAACGGATTGTGGATGGGCTTTTCGTCGTCGAGGCGAGGAGCGGTGTGGGGTGCCTTACGCCGAAGGGTTGCGATCTCGTGGAGCGGGCAGGGTCCAGTCCAGCAGCGAGCGTTGATGTCGTCGTCCACGCAAGCGGCGAGGAAACGGGCCTCCACGGGCCAAGCCCATTCGGCCCAGAGGGTCGCCCCTCTGTTCTCCCAGCGACGCCAGATGTGCCAGAACTCCTTCCGAACTTCCAGCGGGGTCTGATGCTGGGGGGTAGGCATGTGCGGAACGACGTTGGCCTGGACCCAATTCCAGTCCTCTTTCTGCCGGTCGGAGAGGTAAGTCATCCAGTCCACGTTCAGGTGGGTGGTGACTCGCTGGAAGTCGCGGGCGCTCATGTTGGCAACAGGAAAGCGGGCCTCGGTGACAGGGCAAAAGTGCTGCCCCTCCTCGACCCGCTTGCCGTTCTCCAACACGACGTAGCCGAAGCCGAAGCCCTCGCCGTGGAGTCCGAGGGATTCCACGTCGAACACGAGCAAGGGTTTCTTCATCAGAAGCCCTCCTTGGGGACGAGGTTGTACTTCTGCCCCCACCACTGGACGAAATCGGAGGGGTCGATGCTGGCGCGGCACTTCTCCAAGAGATCGTCGTCTCCAGAGGCATCCGCCCAGGTGATGCCGTAGACCCGCTCCATCTCCTTCGAGACGGCGTAGCGGTACTCTTTGAGTGGCATGATTTTGTCCCTAAAAAGGAAAAGCGGGTAGGGGAATCGACCCCTACCCGCCTTGTCGGGGGTTGGACTACTTCTTGGCCTTGCGGGCCTTCACGATGGCCTTGACCAGGCCTTCCTTGCCGTTGGGCAGGTGGTAGGCACCCTTGATCTTCAGGCCCGCCGAGGCGTACTTGCGGAGCTCGCCAACGGACACGGACTTCAGGTCCTTCGGGGCCATGGCCGCCAGGTGGGCGAAGGGGTCGGCGGGAGCATTGCGCTTCACCTCGGCCACCTTCTCCTCC